CGATGACCCTGTTTGGGTGCATCGCTTCGGTCACCCGTTGTACGGACCAAAATCCGACGACGGGAGCCAACTCTCCTTCCAGTTTGGAGGAGAGTCCCGAGTTGAATCCGTCTTCACAAACCAAGATTGGGACAATTTCCGCGCTCTGTGCGCTAAAGTTGTCCTTTCCCTTGGGGAGTGCGACGTGTTCAGTATGCGACCTAAGCACGGACCCGGTGCCGTAGCAGACTTCACGAAAGTGAAGTATGATATGGATCACTGGCCAGCTAAGCTAGCTGGGGTATTCCCTGCTGACTGGTTCGCATCGACAGATCTTGTCGATAGGACTAAGTCAGTTCGAGAGTTTCCTAGCCGCGTGATACCAGTTCCTAAGACCCAAAAGGGTCCACGCATTATCGCGTCGGAACCAACGTCCCATCAATGGTGCCAAGGTGGCATTCAGCGATGGTTCGTACGTGGTATCAGCAAGTCTATCCTGCGATCAGCGATCAGTCTTCATGACCAATCGCCTTCTCGCAGACTCGCCTTGTCTGCTTCTGTGGACGGCAGTCTCGCGACTGTCGACCTTTCTGCAGCTTCAGACCGGATTTCCACACGCCTCGTGGAGTATATGTTCCAAGTGAACAGACCACTCCTCGATGCCTTGCACGCTACGCGTACAAGGTGGTATGTACTTCCGAATGGCGAACACCATATTATGCGAAAGTTCGCATGTATGGGGTCGGCTTGCACGTTCCCGGTCCAGACCATAATCTTCACGATCATTTCGATGTTCGCGTTGATGAAGGTATCTGGTGATATGAGTCTAGATGACTCACGTCTACGGGATCTAGCGAAGCATGTCCGCGTCTTCGGCGACGACATAGTGTTGCCGTCGGAGGCGTACGATGTACTGTACCGGCTCCTCACGGAGCTGGGATTGAAGGTTAATCCGCACAAATCTTTCTGGAGTGGTTACTTCAGGGAATCATGCGGAATGGACGCGTATAAGGGTCACGATGTGACACCTGCGTACTTCCTTCA